ACTCCCCAATCATTAGCCATTCCATTACCAGCAGAAATCTCAATACACTCTTGGCCAAGTGAAGGGTTAATATATTGATATTTTATTGGAGTATTATTGGTCTTTATTGATAGTGACATAGTTTCTTTGTCACTCAGTGACATAGTTTTAATGTCACCCTGCGACATATCTTTAATGTCACCCTGTGACATAGTTTTAATGTCTTCAACCTTAAAGCTCGGTTTAGATTTAGCTTTGCTCTTATATCGTTTGATCTTAGTTGGCTGATATTCTTGAATGATCTTAATGTTCACTTTGACCGGTGGCGCTGTTCTCTTGGTCGCTTTAAAAACATCTCGCTCAATAAGATTAAGTTTCTCAAGTTGAGCAATGGCTTTTGTCACTGTTGCCTGAGTTGTTCCGCAAAGATCAGCAAGATCTCTCTGTGAAACAACCTTAAAACCGGTTGAGCTTTTCCAAGTCGACCAATCAACTCGGCTCAAGATGCCAATCAAGACAAGCTTTGCTGAAGCTGTTAAATCTCTTCTTCTCATTACTTGCTGGCTTAACTCATCCTTTAGAGCAAGGCCATTCTTCTGTGTAGTCATGTCAGTTCTCCCTTGTTGGATATATAGGTTAAAACAGTATCTAACATATTTTTTCTAATTTGACATCAATTTTATTTGACATCAAGTTTTTTTGACATTAAGTTGATGAAGTGTTAAATAATTAACCTGTTAGACAAGGAGACAATATGAAGTCAACAGCAAGAACAAGGTTGAAAGAATCAATCAAGTTAAAGGCACTCGCTGAGAGAGCTGACATTGATCCAGCATCTTTATCTCGTATCATTCACAATCGACAAAACTTAAGTCCTGAACTTGCTCAGAAGCTTGCTGATTGCGCTAATCAGCTAACAGGCAGTGAACAATTTAAACCAACTGATTTTCTATAAGGACCAACTGACATGGATACTAAGACACTATCAATCGCAATGCGAATCGAATTACACCGCGCCAAGTTTGCTGACATCTATAACGCTGAGAATGACGACCAAGAGCAAGAGCAAGATGACGTTGCTCAATACGAAGAAGAACTCAATGCAGAACTCGACAAAGAAGCTGCTCAATCACTAAACAACTAATCAAAGGAATACTGACATGACTCCAGACAAAAAACTCGCTCTAATTTGTGCCCTTCTTAATGATGAAAAGCTTAATAAAATCCAAAACAAGCTTTGGACTAAGCTTTGGGAAGCTCCACACAATTTTTGTTCTGACGAATGGAAACTTTTAACAGCTATTAAAAACGAAATCTTAAGAAGAAACTAATCAAAGGAAACACTGACATGACTCCAGACAAAACAATCAAAGACGATCTAATCGTTGGATGCTTCGCTTTACTTTTAATCATTCCGGTCATTTGGGTGGCAATCTCTCATGGTCAATTTGGATATGCTCCAGCTGATGAGTGTGCCAACATTATCAAGGATGGCATGAGCTACACTAAGAAAAAATACTTAATTAATGCCAAGCCAACCTATCCAAACATTCGTTCTTGGTGTGAGAAGAACCTTGATGATTGGAGACCAAAGGTAAGAAAAGCAATAAACTACAAAGAACCACCACATCAAAACTATCACTACTAATCAAAACAACTCAGGGAGAAAACACTATGTATAAATCAATCTATATTCCAAAAGACATCAACGAAGCCATTCAAATCGCTCAACTACTCGACAACAACAGCGCTCAAGATCTTGTCCGTTGTCATGCTGCCTTTGGTCATCACTTCAATGGCGATATTGGTCTTGTTCAAACTCAAAGCTTTTGTCTGCGCGGTAAGCCCTCACTTAATGCTGATGCTATGGCAGGTATTTGTCGCAACTCTGGCTTGGTCCGCTTCATGCGAATCTCATCTTGGACCGCTCAACAATGTACGATGGAGTTTGCTCGCACAGATGAACCGGCTGACATTGTCCATACTTTCGTTTATACAATCGAGATGGCTCAAGCTCAAGGACTTACAAACAATCGAAATTGGCGACAAATGCCCTTGCAGATGTTGCGCTCTCGTGTCTTGACTATGGGCCTTCGTGCTGTGTTCCCGGATGCTGTTAGCGGTATTTACTCAGCGGATGAGATTGCAGACAACACAAAGATGAGTGATGATGAACGAGCACAGATCAGCGCTGACTCACTCGGTGAAGAGATTCGTCCACCAGCACCACAACAGCAAGCGCCACAACGACAAGCGCCAAAGCAAGCTCCAAAGCAACCAGCACCAAAGCAAGAAGCACCAAAAAAAACTGAAGTGAAAACAGTTTGGTCCTTTGGGAGTGAGCAAGAGTTTTGGGAAGTGATTGACGAGCACAACATTTCAAGAGAGGAAGCTCAAGGTCGCTTGAATCGTCAAAAGCTTGATCCTGCTGACATGAATCCTGAAGAGTTGGAAGATGCTTTCTACAGCTTTATCAAACATGATGTCTTGAGACGAGCTTGGACTGATCTTCAAGATTGGTGGAAGCATGACAATGATGAAGCTGTTCAAGGTGTTCATGCTGGCTTTGTTGCTCAATATCCTGTACTTGCTGATTGTCCGCCAAACATCTATGGCCCGCGAATTAATGAGCCTGCTTATGCTGAGCTAGTCACTGAATTGAATCGAGTACCGGAGCAATACATGAATGAAGCAAAGAAGCTTCTCACCTATATGAAGAAGAATGATTGGAGCAAGGTCAATGAGTTCTTTGATCTATGCTTCAATGACTAAAGTCTCAACTTGATTCTCTTTGAGATAGTGAAGACCAGCGCCACCTATATTTGGTGAATATACTCTGACTATTCCGCTGTGATGAATGGCCTTTGCACACATAAGGCAAGGATCACAGTTTACAATGAGCCACTTCCCAAGAGTAGAATTGCCGGTCCTTGTAGCGTTGAGGATAGCGTTCATTTCAGCATGGTGGCATCCAATATCGTTTTGAGTTCCGCTGACAATGTGATCAGTGATTCGCTTGCAAGTTGAGCCACCACAAAGCGCCTTAGTCGATCCTCTTGGTGTTCCATTGTAGCCTTCGCTTATGATCACGTTTGTTGAAGGATCAACGATTACAGCGCCCACTTTCCTTCTTGGACAAGGAGAGCTTGACGCTATGAGGTCACATTGCTTGATTCTTACTTGAAGGTGTTTAGCCTTCATAAGTACCACTAGCAAAGCTCATGGGAGTGTCGACAAACTTAAGGTTTTTTTTTCCAAGGAGCAATCTCATTTGAGCTTCAAGCCTAGCATTTGACTCCATGAGTTGATTGAGCTTGGTATTAATATCATTCAACTGACTATCCACTTGAACACTCTTTGTTTCAAGCGTTGCGATCTGTTGCTTCATCCGACCAAGCTCTTCTGACTTTTGAGCCTTGTCTTTGGTGGTCGAGTACCAAAAAGCAGCTAAGGCTAAGAGTTGACCAACATCTATCGGATTCATGCTGTCCATAATTACTTCCCTATGAAAAAGAGTGTTGTTGCTGAAGCTGACACAATAGCAAGACCACCGGCAACATATAAAAGTATTTTATTATACTTTTCCGCTTCGCTCAATGCTGTTTCAGTTTGCTTCAATCTGTGCTCATAAGCTTGGATCAATTCAACCTGACTAGACTCACGATTTATCGCAATGTCCAACTGAGTCTTCATTCCATGCATACACTCTTTGACAGACTCTTCAATCGCCCATTGACAAAGATCTGTTGAGCTTTCAAGCGCTCCCTTAAGTCTCACAAAGTCATAAACTGACAAGGCCATCTTGATCGTTTTGATCTCATCACCTGGCTTCAGCTTCTCACCTTGAATGATCGGAATACCTTTTCCAAGCCAAATTGAAGTTGGTGGTATATCACTTAACGGAGCGATTGGAGTGAGGAAGACAATTATGCTTAAAAAAAAACTCATCGCTTAATCCTCACAAGTGATCGCTTTGAAGTTCTCAAGCGCTTTCCTTGTCTGATCATCACAGACTTTTTGACAATCAATAACAGCATCCCCAACTTTGGTGATCTTGCACTCGGTAAGCTTTTGATTCAGCTTCAGCGCTTTCTCTGTCGCTTCATGCTCTTTGACAATATAGTCAGCACAAACGACCGCTGGATCTTGGTGGCCAAACATATAGCCAACGACCAAAGCCAAGACGATACAAGCGCAAGCGATGACATAGGGAATTTGATCTCGGTTTGTTAATAGTTGTTCAATCATTATTTTAATTCGGTATTTCGTAGATTCTGACATGAGGTAAGGGAGTATAAGTACCATCATAATTAGGAGAGCCGGATAAATTACTAATTCTAGGATAAATTGTGATTGTATTAGTAATGTCCGAAGATCTTAATAAAAGAGAACAAGAACCGCGACTCAGTTGTGTATTACTTGCATTGCTCATCCTTCCGCGATTCCCTAAATTGTTTGTTCCATCATACCACCACCAGATCGCTTCATAGCTTGCGCTTGTGGTCGAGTATTGACACATACAATTAGCTTCTAATCTCCAACTCGATTGATCATGCAAAACAATATGACCCGACGCATTTATCACGGCAGTTGTATTTTTGGGAGTGTCATTAACTGTAAAAATTGTACCCACTGAAACGCTAGATAGTCCATTGAATACAAGCAAATCAACTCTCACATTTGACTTTGGTTTTGCTAAATATGTCATATTATCACTCCAGCAAATTGATCTAATCCGTTGATATTTCGAAAGCCGTTCAGGTGATAAATTACTTTTGTGTCAGTGACTAGCTCGTTAGTATCTCGATGCACTCCCCAAGCATTATCGTCACCTTTTGCATATGCATTGTATAAATGACTGCCTGTGTATTCAGAGTACTTATAACCATACGCAAAAGCGTTAATTGTCGGAGTTGCATTTGTTGCTAAATCACAAGTTGCAGTTGATGCATAATGATTACAAACGACAGTATTATTAACAATAGAGCAAGCTTGATTCGCACTGTCCCACGAAAAAGTATAGCTCCCACCGGTAGTTATGTAAGGAAGAGCTGTTGAAGCTGTGGCTAAATATGCGCTAAAAACTACCCCCCCTCCTTCGCTCGGATCATAACTCATAAAGCGCCTCCTAATCGTCGATTTCAATTATGTATAAATGAAAGTATTCACTGATGTTTAGTGTATTACCGCTTCCCAATTGATTAATTCTAACACTAATATCATGGTTTGGATGCACTAACGTTAACTGTCCAAGCGTAGACCCGTTATAATATGGAGCACCTCCGCTGGGATTACCAGGCAACCATCGAGCTTCAAAAGCTCCATCACTCGGGCCTAGCTTTGTTGATGTTGTATCATTCCACCATTCCGCGCTTATATCACTACTTGAAGATGGCCTATTAGCATCTACATGAACACTCATGTAGTAAGACCTTGAACTATCAAGTGAGATTACACCGGCAGAAACACTGACTCCATCGCTTCCGGTTGTGAGTTTTGTTGGAAATAATACTTTATCACCATCGGAAGCCGCTGTTTGTGTTCCATCTGCGCTTAACTGAATCAGCACTGTAGACTTAGGGTTTTTGCAACGATAGCTCATGCTTTAAACTCCTAGATAATATACCAGCTAGATGTACCATCGCTAACAATAGTCAAAGCTTGGTATTGTACATTAAGCTGATATGTTAAACTAGCATCTATAGTTTCAGTTGAATTCGCATCTACTGTTAAAGTATATGAGCTAGATAGATTTTTAATAACATACTTATATCCCGATCCAACAGTACTTGCGCTCGGAAGATTCACATTAATAGATGCACCAGAATCAATTAAAAATATTTCTTCTATTCCGGTGTTTGTTGATATTGTATAGTCAGTAGTTTGAGACGTGCTTACTGATGTTATATTAGGCTTTGCACCGCTTGCGGGTGCTACCGCTTGCCATTCACTAGCAGTGTTATCATAAGTAAGCACATGACCATCAATACCAGCGCCTGCTGTGAAACTTACATCGCTCAGATCGTTCAAGCTTTCGCTTGTGATGTTTGAGATAAAAGCGCTTGTTGTGTTATTCATCGCTGACAAATCGAGTGAACTGATATTGCTTGGGACCAAAGCTTTGTCTGTTGCTGTTCCTGCACCCGCTTCCGCATTGGTCGCAATTTCAATTATACCAGCTGTTGTCTCGCTTGCAGGACTTGCGCTTGGTACTGCTTCGGCTCCCCAAGATGTCGTTGCATGATCATAGGTCAGAACATAGTTGTCAATTCCGGCTCCGGCTGTGAATGATACATCACTTAGATCATTAAGGCTTTCGCTTGTGATGTCACTAATGAAAGCGCTTGTGGTGTTGTCCATTGCTGACAAATCGAGTGATGAAACGTTGCTTGGAACTAGCGCCTTATCTGTTGCTGTTCCTGCTGTCGCTTCCGCGTTCGTAGCAATCTCGATGATGCCTGCTGTTGTCTCGCTTGCTGGACTTCCACCGGGAACCGCTTCCGCGCCCCAAGAGCTAGTTCCGTTGTCATAAGTCAGAACATAGTTGTCAATCCCTGCGCCTGCTGTGAAGCTCACATCACTCAGATCATTAAGGCTCTCGTTTGTGATGTTTGAAATGAATCCTGAATCATTGTCAAAGGTGCTTAGATCAATATGGCTAAGATTGGCAGGAGTCAGAATCTTATCATTAGCAGTCGCGCTTGTTGCTTCTGCATTTGTAGCAGTCTCTAAAATACCTGCTGTGCTGTGGCTTGCTGTTGGGATGTCACCGACAGTGATGAAAGCGCTTGTTGTGTTGTCCATTGCTGACAAATCGAGAGAACTGATATTGCTAGGAACCAAAGCTTTATCGGTCGCTGTACCTGCTCCGGCTTCTGCGTTCGTAGCAATCTCAATCACTCCAGCCACTGTTTCACTTGCCGGTGTTGCGCTTGGTACTGCTTCAGCTCCCCAAGTTGATGTTCCGTTGTCATAGGTCAGAACATAGTTGTCAATACCTGCTCCGGCTGTGAAGCTTACATCACTCAGATCATTAAGGCTCTCACCTGTGATGTCTGAAATAAAAGCGCTTGTTGTATTGTCCATCGCTGACAAGTCAAGTGAACTGATATTGCTTGGAACCAAAGCTTTGTCGGTCGCTGTGCCTGCTGTCGCTTCGGCATTGGTCGCGATCTCAATGACTCCAGCCACTGTCTCGCTTGCCGGTGTATCTGTATTATCAATCTTGTCGATCTTGCTATTGGTGATTGTGCCACCCATGTCTTCATTGATGAGCAAGTGATCACCGACAGCCCAAGTCTGCCCATAAATTGTGCCTGCTGTGTCGATGATATAGAAGTCACCTTTTTCGGCATTGAGAAGGCTTGGAGTTCCTGCTGTTGCATTGAAAGCGCCTTTGTATTCAAGGCCACCTGTGAAGTCTAAAGTTGCAAAGCTTAGAGTCCCGGTTCCGTTAGTTTGGAGAACTTGATTTTCTGAACCATCGAGAGTTGGAAGACTGTACTCGGTTCCAATAGTGACTCCACCAACTGTGATGGCGTTTGTGGTTGTGGCTCCTCTTGAAGTGACATCATCAAGATTGTCAGTTCCTGCGCCACCGCCTGCGCTTGCGAATCCAAAAGATTTAATTGCCATGATTCACTCCTTATTTATTGAAGCCAGCTGTGATTGTGAAGGTATCACCAGCGGCCGCTTTAGCATAAGCGATTGATGTGACCAAGTTCCCATCAGCAAGGCCTTGAATATCAGCCGAACCGCCACCTTGAATCGGAATAACTCCATCAGTATTGGTCTTTCCATCCGTTGGAGCATCGGCAGCTCTAAGCTTATAATGTGCTTCGAGTGTTGTGCTTCCGTTGCGGATTTCTAAAAAGGCAAACTTAAGACCATCAGCAAAAGCTGTTTGAGTAATCGGACAAACAAAGTCGCTTGATGTTAATGTGTGCCAATTTGTGTCTGCCACTGCTGTTGCTGAATAACCGCCCATGTATTGACCGGCTGAAATAGGATTCTGAACTCCAAGTTTACTCATCTGTTTTCCCCTTTGTTTCTGTGGTTTGTGGTTGACGCTTGGCCATGACATTCGCGCCGGCATAGATAAAGAATAACGTATCAATCAATCCTAGAACTTCAGTATGTGCTTTGTCTAGCAAAGCGAGAGTGAAGCAACAGGCAAGAGCAGCATAAAAAGCTAAAGCTTTTCGACCGCCGGCTTTATCGGTCATCGTTTGATTATTCATCGAAGTCCTCACCTAGAAGTCTATAGACATGAGCGAACTCAGAGAACTTACGCTGGCGCTTGATTACACCTTCGCCATATTCACCATTCCCAAGAGTCCCATGAGCATTTCCTTCAATGGTCGTGATGTACCCTTCATTAACAGTTGAGTTGTCAATGCAAAGAGTAATGTGATCGCCTTGAAGCGCTCGCTTACTACTATACACAACGACAATATCACCGGGAGCAACCTTACCATGCTCTATTGATCGCGATGTCTTAGACCAATTTTTATAAAGTCGATAACAGCTAGGCATAACTTTTTGGCGAATTGGGAACTTGACAGCTGTATGACAGAAAGCAGCAAAGAATCCACACCAAGCATATTGGCCGTTCTTTGTATAGTCAGCTTGCCAAGACCATCCAGCGCCCTCTCTACTCTTGCAATAAGTATCAACTCTTGCATCAGGATCAACGACAACGCGCTCCCACTCAGCATAGGCACGATCAAGAGCTTGTCTTGTCTGTGGAGACAAAGCTGGAGTTGTATGACTCTGAGTGTAAGCATTTGTGTCGAGTTGCTCTAAATCGAGTCTAGCTTGATTCAATGCTCGCTCACTGCGTCTAAGATCATGTTTTAGATCGTCAAGTTGTTGCTCAAGTTCTGCTTTAGTTGGCATTAAGAAAACTCCTGTGCTTCGGTCGTTGTGTTGATCACGTTGCTAGCATTTGCCAAGTAAGCATCTGCTTGATGATCTGCGCTAGCGTTCGCATATGTTGTTGGCTCTAAAGTTCCTTTAACTGTAGAAATACCATGAGAGCTTGTAAAAGTGATAGTGTTTGAAGATATACTTTGAATCTCAAGTCCTGTGATTGCGTTGTCATGATCTCCTTGTGGAAGGTAGTCAACAACATCACCAACTTTGAAGAAGCTGACATCATCGACATCACTTCTACTAAAAGAATCTGTTTCAACAAGAACACTTGTAGTTGTTGGGATAAAGCTGACTTGTGCTGTAGCGTTCCAAGCAACAGGAGCAAGGCCGGTTGTTAAAAGTTCAATCTCACAACCTTCACTCATAAGCTCTTGATTGATCGAGCGAACCATACCAACACCATTGGTCACTCCATATGAGTCGCTATATCCTCGCAAGTGTGGAGAGCTAACTGTCACATAAGAGCCAACATCTAAGAAAGCGCTTGAACCTGTACCGATGGACCCTCTCCAAACTCTTAATGGATTAGAGAGTATATTGAAGATTCTTGATGAGCTTGGAAGAAAGAAATTAAAGTTATCGCCAGCATTGCGCCCAAAGTCTCTTGAGCTTACTCCCGGAAGACTAAGAGTGATCTTACTGCGCTCTCCGCCATATCGATTGATTGCTTCTTGATTGTTGAAGATGACTTCGCTTAGGTAGCTGTCTTCCTCCGCTGAATAATCAAACTCATATTTGATTTGAGTGACTATATCTTCATAGATGTCCCAATGTGGAGGCTGATCAGCTAGCCAATCACCGGCTTCAATGGTCAATGAAGAATCGGCTGTTCTCTCTGCTCCCAAAGGCTGAAGGCTTAATCTGCTTTTCCCTGTGGCTTCTTCTCGCTTCATAACAAGACAAGCGCCCATGAGCTTTAGCAAGCTGTCAAAGATGTCTCTTAAGCTTGAGCCATCACCGGCAAACTGATCAGTGAAAACAAAAGGACAAGAAGCACCGACAGCCAAGAAGCTGTCTTCATCAATGTCAGTGCTTGATATATTTAAACCAAGCCCAAGAAGATCATAGTCTCCATTGATTTCATTTCCGCCGCCACTCTCTAAGAGCTTAAGCATGATTTGGCCAGCGTTGTCTTCAATGACTTGGCTACCTCTAAAGATCAGAACTCTTTCTGAGTCTTGCCAATCTGCAAAGCTGACATTATTGGAGAAGCTGTTTGAATCAGCAATGTGTAAGATTCGGCCAACTGTCGAACCACCAAAGGAAACAGTAGATTCATGGGTCACTTGGAAAGTTTGGCGCTTTGTGCTTTCGCTTTGTCGATCATAATATAAGACAGTGACATCATAAGTTTCACCGGCTGTGGCTGTCGTTGGGAGTCCAAGAGAGCCTTCAACTAAGATCTTTGATTCATAGTTTTGATAATAAGCTTTAGCAAGATCACGAAGACCAAAGAAACCGGTTCTTGGTTGTGTTGATGCTGTCACTTCAATAAACTTGTCACCTTGATCGGGATAAAATGGATCTTCTTGTTCTCCAAGATCAAGAGGATAATATAAACCAATACCTGGTGGATAATTGATATTTGTTCCATTGGCTGTGAAAGCTCTTGGAGTAGCTGAGCCATATTGGTTTTCAATATGCTCTTTGAACTTTACAAAACCATTGTAGCCATTCCAAAGAACGACCTTTCCAGCAAAAGGTGAGTTGCTTAATTTACTTGCTCGGATGATATTATCAGCATTTAATCTCCATTGAGCAAAGCCACCACTAAAGCCTTGAGTTGAGCTTGGTCCATCACTAGCTAAAACATCATTGATCACCTTTGGCCATTGCTTGACTTCTTGGTTTCCAAGTTCATGCTGCTTTAGTTCATATCTGTTTACAGTGATTTTGAAGAAGCCTGCATTTGTGATTTCTCCAGCTGTGAAGGCTGAGCTTGGAGAGCTGTCAGCATTGATCACATAACCATTCAAGCTCAATGAATAAGCTGTTGCTGTTGGGTAGACTCCATCTGTCGCCAAGTTTGCAGTAACAAACTTTTTTAATTTAGGGTAGCGCGGATGGCTTCCAATATATTCATCACGATCAGGACCACTTGGAAGAGAAGTGTCAAAGTCAGCAAGATAATCTTCGGAGCCATAGTTTGAAAGTATGACAGCATTGAAAGTATTTGCTGTGATTGTTGAGCTTGTATCTGGATAAAGAACAGGCTCTTGATTAATAGGATCATAACTGAGTCCAAGCGCGTACTCTATAGCGCTTCCATAATTACCATCATAATAATGATAACCTTGAAGGAGTCGAGTCTGATTGATCTTGTCAGCGAGTTCAGTATCAATCAAAGCTGTCAACGGAACAATTGACAAGGCTATTGAATCACCGGCTTCAATGATCGGACTTTGCTCAATAAAGCCATTAATGATCTCCACATAATCACTCACTGTTCCATCAGGATATTGATGAGCCATAAAAAGCTTGGCTCTTCTCCCTCTAAAAGTCGTGAGCTCTGTCGTAACTTCTGGAACAAAAGAGCCCTCAAGACTCACAGTATGGAACTGTGGTGTAGTGTTGCCTTGTGCTCTAGTTGCTGTGATTGTTGAACTTGTGGCGCTACTAGCTCGGATAGTCTCAGAACCAATATGCAAAAGTCTAGGATAGGTCAAGCCGGTCAGATCAGTACCAACTTTGATCAATGTATCTTGTCTTGTTATATCGTCTATGATTTGAGCTCTTTTGGAAGCGCTTCGAGCGCCACACCTTCCAAAGATTACTCCGGGATCTCCAAGTCCACCTTTACGATCTATTTGGAGAGTGACAGAAACCGGAGAGTATTGACCTATTCCACCACTTGGATCAACCGAAGCGCTAAAGGCCCCAACTGTCGAGATACCTTCTTGATCTATATATGGAATACTTGTGGCTATATTAGCATCAAGGCTCGTTGTGTTTGGTGGTGTGGTGCTGTGATAACGATATTCAAGGCCACTGACTTGAAGAGCAAAGATTCTCCGACCATGTTCTTTTGTTATTGTCATGGAGTCACCTCTGGAATTAACAAGTCATATATATGAATAGTAAAGGCTTCAACATAATTAAAGTCAAATCTCAGATTTAACAGTTGGCCACGATTAGCGCTTGGCACAAACAAAGGTCTTGGAAAGTCTGGTGTTGTATTCGTTGGCGCTTCAATCAACTCGCTACCTGTAAAAGCTGTAAAGGTTTCGAAGGATCCACCGGTCAAGTCTGATCCTTGTTGGAATCTGATTCCATAATCTAAAACAGTTCCTGAGTAGCTGTTGCTTGTCGTGTTCCTCAACTCAACATCAAAGTAGCTGCTCACATTGGGATCTCCCCAAGATCTACATTGAACAATTAAGGCTAAGTGACTGCTTAAAGGTGTTGTCTGATACATGAGATTATATTGACTAACATCTTTATATAGTGTGCTTGCTCCTTGTCTTCCACCAATAGCAGTGAAGCAAGGCTGACCAATATGATAATGAGCTTGAGCTAAGAACTTACAGTGAGTCAGTTGAGCTAAAGCGCTAGCCATTTGGCTGACAGTTGAACCAAAAAGAACTTGGTTATTGTAGCAACCTTGCTCATTTGGAAGGCTTTTATATCCTGTTGGAATTAACACTTTAAACTCCTATGATCGACAGGCCCTTGATATAAACCGGACTTGAAGTGATTCGGTTATCATCACCAAGTAAGATCTCTTGATTTCTTGCTGTTGGCATCAAGCCGACTTGATACATAGAGAGTCTAAAGTCTCGGCTGTATCTCTCTAATTCACTTAGCCTCAAGCTTAGGCCATATCTATTCCAGCCATTCTGAACAATGGCTAATCTATACCCAAAGATTTCAACCTCAAAAGTACCGCTGACATAATTCTCAACATTGATGAAGACATCCACATCAAGATCCTCCTGTTGGTTCATTCCGCCAAACAAGGAGACAATAGAAAACATCAAGTCAGATTCGAAAGTTCCTAAACCTTTAGCCGGTCCGGTGCTTCCAGACACAAAGTCAAAAGCTCCCGACCAATTTAAAAGAGTTCTTCCTCTCTTCCTCAATGTAGTGATGTTGCTCAATGTCTCTACACCAAAGCGAGCGCTCAATGGTCGATCAGCGCCAAGTCGGTTGATTCCCTGTGGTATAAATGTGTTCGAACCTTGCTGAAGAACTCCGGTTGATAAAGGTGAACTGATATAAGTCCAACTGCCATTGATATTGGATATTTCAACATACCCACTGACACATTCGACAAACAAAGTCAGCTTACAAAAAAGCTCATTCTCTGAAGCTGTCACTGAGATACTTAATTCTTCAAAGGCTGAACTGTATCTTGTTGAATCCGTTATGGCTATATCTGCATCATAACTATTGGCAGATAAAGGAAAGGTAATTCTTCCGCCTATCTTGTTTCCTGAAGCTGTTCGGTGACAAGCTATTCTAAGCTTGAACACATTGTGATGATTGCTTGGTCTTGGGATATACCACTCACAGACATCTGTTGGACTTGTTGCATCTACTCTAAAGACAGCAGGCCCCCAAGCTTGAGCCACTGCATCCACACAACCACCATGAGCAAAAGCATAATTTTGAAGCTCTCCAAGTTTGGAGATTTCTGTGGTCCTCAATGTCAATCCAGCTGTCACTCTACTTGGATCAACCAAAGTCGGTGGTGTTGTATATGAGTTGCTCATAGGTGTTCAATCTCCATGTTCACCGGTACTCTTCTTTTTAATCGAGTTGGATAGGCCAAATCGAAGTCGGAAGTTGTCAAGCTTCCTCTCACTCGACCAAGAGCGCCATTATCTTCTGAAGTATATAAAAGATCATAGCTTGGTTGACTCGAATTAACTTGGCTAGATGTCAAGGCTCTCCGGGAGTCCCCCCAAGATTGATAAAAGTTGATACGCTCGCCACTCCCCACCAATGGCAAGAAGTTATTTATAAAGTGTTTATAGTCGTCAACTTGATCAAGCAAAGCATCAAGATCGAATCTTAGAATGGATGTGACATAAGAGCCGATGAAGTTTGAGACATAACCGCCACCGATCTTTCTCCGGCTTTGGCTCATGTTCTCCGCTTTTAGGTGGTGATTCTGATAAGGTCTTGAGGGAAGTAATACCCCATGACTCTTGTGGGTTGATGTGATTCGGGAGTGTGTACCATCGGTGACCGGTGATTCTTCCCCTGTGAATCCTAGCAAGTTTCTGATCGTTGTGTTGCTCCATGTTATATCACCTAAGCTAGTCCTATAATGACATTGAACATAACCTTGATCGGTTAAAGTCCAAGTGATGTCAGTTGAGCTTTGAGCAGTATTATCAAGCGCTTGAAGTGAGCTTAATCCAAAGCTGTCTGAGTCGCTTTCATCATAACCGCGAATAAAGCAAGTCACATCTTGAACATCGCTTTTAATGCTTGGGATATTAAAAGTATTTGATCCGCCTGACTCATCAATGCGATAGCTGACATCATCAAGATCAATCAAGCCCCTAGCCCAATCATTGGGAGCGCTCAACACATAGTCAGAACCAACCAAGCTGGCCACAAGTGTTGAAGTGCCAAAACCAAAAGGATCATCACTTCCGGTTGATGTCACTTTGAATTGAACATCCGAAGTGATAGTCACCTTGTCGTCTTCGTTGATAGTCATCGCCCAAGATGTTCCAAAGGTGGCAAGGCTAAGTTGATAATCAGCTTTGAAGCTTGCATCAACTCCCCGACCATTCAAGAAGAAAAGCATATCCTCATAATAGCCTTGACCGCTTGCATAGTTTGGAAGGTCCACATCACTGCCACCGGAGCGAGTGAAGATAGTCTCCCCACTTTGGCCGGTCATATCAATGGAAGTTAAAAGCCCAAAGTTTGGCGCTGGATTATTTAATGGCATTACATGGCCCCCCTTCTTGGCGCTCCACGTCTTCGAGTATTCTGAAGGTTAGTGATTCGATCCGCAAGAGCTTGTTCAGCTGCTCTTTGAGTATCATAGATGACAGCGCCACCAAAGTTGATGTTAAACACCATGCTTGATGTTTCCGCTTGCTCTCGCTGTGGTGTGGTCGCTGTCTGTGGTGTGCCTGTTGGAGAAGTTGCACCGGCTGAAGCTGTGGCCATTGAACCACCGCCACCACCGCCCATTGCTTTACCTGCTATACCAGCCGAAGCTGCTGCACCTGCGAATAAACCAGCCGCAACAAAGTGATTTGAAGCTGTTGCAGGATTGAGAATTAAAGCTGCTGTTCCTTTTGCTGTCTCCATTAGACTTTGAACCGCTGCTTGTTGACCAAGTGAGATCAATATATTTCCAACGGATTCTTTGAAGTTCTCACCAAATAAAAGTGAAGCATAAGCAGCTTCTACAAGACCAGCGCCATATTGACTAGCGAACTCTCCCACTTTTTCAATTTGAGCATTGATTGATTGATTAACTATTTTTTGACGCTCTATTGTTTGTCTACGTTGAAGCTCTGTAATCTCTTCTTGAGTATGCTTATTAAGCTCAATCTCTCTTTTATATTTTAAATCAAGTAAAGCAATCTCTCGTTGTGTTTGGTCTTTAATCTGTTGAGCATTAAACTCTTCAGTATCAAACATGAAAGCTTTCATTTGCTCTTGTCTGATTCTTAAACTTTCTTGCTCGGCTTTTTGCCTTGCTTCTAATTCAGACTTTTCTTTTTTGCGCCTATCAAGTTCAAGCTGAGTGATTGCATTATTGTATCTTAATTGAGCAATAATCTTTTTTCTATCATTATCTCCAGCTAGCTTTAGTTCTTGCTCATATTGAAGTTTTAAGATTGTTTCTTTTTCAACACCAACGATTTGAAGACGAGCAATTTCAAGATTTCTAATTTGAGCTTGTTCAGCTTCGGCTTGTCTCTCTTCTGCTAATCGTTTAGCTCTATAAGCTGCCGCCATTGCTCTTCGTTTTGCTTGTTCTTGTTGCGCTTTAACTTGAGCATCTTTTTGAATCTGAGCAAGTTCAAGCATCAAGCGCTCTTCTTCGGACTTGATAGCTTTTGCTCTGATTTCTTGGCTAAGTGTTTCCTGTGCTCTTATCTCTCTGATTCTGCGATTAGATTGAATAACTGCAATGTTTGTCAGATTTTGTTCTGTTTTCTCTCTGAGCTTTAATTGTTCAAGCGCTGCATCTTCGAGAAGTTTAGCTTCAGCATTAAGTTGCTCACCTCTCAGCTTTGGAGATCGTTTTAAAAGTCTCTCTTTTTCAGCTTCAAACTTAGCAAAGTTGTTTGCACCTTTTTGACCAAGTTCGATTGCTTCTTGTTCTTTACGCTTTAGCTTCTCACTTAAATACAATCTAGTCTGTTCTTTTTTCTCAATCTCAGCTTGTGCCTGAGCTAAAGATAAAGCAGCTTGTTCAATCATTCTTGAAGATGCTATTGAACCTTTTTGACTAGTTAGTAATTCTTTATTTATTTTCAATCGTTCTTTAGCTTGTTTAATCTCTATATCAAGTCTAAAGATTCGCTTATCTATAGCAGCATTCCGTTCTCTTATTTCTTGAGCTGATTCAATATCAAGTTTCGCTTGCATACTTAAGTTTTGCAATCGTTCAACTTCAGCTTTATTAAGCTTGACTTGATAGGTGGCCAACTCTTCAAGCGCTGAAGTTAATTCGCTAACCGAAGCAATGTAAGCATCATGACGAACATTAACTCCATTGACTTCATCTTGGTATTCTCTCCAAGCTTTAGCCACTTGAAAAACTGCAACACCAACTAAGCCAATAGGACCAAGCAAAGCGCTAAAGCTTGTTCCGGCAGTTTGAGCAGATTGACCGAGCGCAACAAGTGAACTAATAGCACCTTGAGCTGTTTGACCAACAGCACCAAGCTTTTGAGTTGCATTATCACCCATGCTAGTTATTGCACCACTAACACCGGTAAAAGTCTCACCAACACCGGTGAAAGTCTTGCCAAGATCTTTTCCGCCTTGCTCAATCTCTTGGAAGCCTTGATCAACTTGCTCAGTATTTAAAACAACATCAATCTCAATTCTTCTATTTGTTGCCATTGTGAGCTTCTTTCATCATGCGTTCTTGTGTTCTATAATGCGCTTCTTCTGTGTTTGAGTGTAGCACGTCAACGGCTTCAAGTAGAGCGCAAGTTGGATTTGGATATGTATGTGTTATCTCAGCAAGTCCGGCTCTGTGTCTATGATAAGCTTGAATAATTGAAGCAAGCTTATTTGATGAAGCGACCGGACAAGATCGAATCTTTAAATCTGAATAGTCTTCACCACAATCGGGAGCCACTCGATAACCTGGCAAGTAATACCCTTCTTCATCTGTCTGAAGCATAGGCAAGCCTTTTTTAAAAGCTCCACCACAGTTCCCACGAAGCTTCCTTAATCCTTGCTTGGCTTGGCATTGTTCACATGACCAAGCTCGCCCCTTCGAATGACTAAGCCAAACCGAAGAGGCCAGCGCTATTTTCCCTCAATGCCTAACAGGCTGATTCTTTGGATATGTGCGACAAGTTCAGAGATTGCCTTGATCCTTGCGGACTCTGGTCGAATCAGTTGGACTTTGTCAATGCTCGCTTCCTCATTGTCAATGTGAGTCAATGAAGATATGATCATTTCATTATAAACTCGGTTCAAGTAGGCTTCATAATTGGCCATTGCTTCACGTTCATCATCTGTTAGATTGTGATGCCAGACAGCCCTTGCTTTTGAATCGCTTGGCGCTTCCACCCAAAGCATCCGCCCCAACTCGCTTCGAGTGTACGCGCCTGCTCTGACTTCAGCTTCTTCACGTTCGCTTGGTGACAATGCTTTGATTGTGAATCGAGTTGCATCCTCACTCACAGACTCCAAGTCATTCAAGTCACCGCTTTGAATATACTTTGCTTTTTGTTCGTCTGTTGCCTTCACACCGGAATCACTAGTAATAACGATCTCAAGTGTTTGATCCGCGCTAGTTAAGAAGCTTAAAGCCATTTTAGTCACCAATTCCTAAACCAAGTCTAAATGGAGAGTTCCCTGCGTTTGCTTCATAAGCAGTTGTGGAGAAGTCACCAGCATATCTTGATTGAACATAATTAAGCTGTTGTCTCACAATGTCATTCCCTGAAACATCATAAACCGATGGATCACTTGTGAGCATTGCAGCAGGAAGCATGATTGCACAACCTTGACCGGTTCCTTGTGGGCCTGTACCAACTAAGACTTGGCGAACTGTTCTATTGAAGAAGTCATTTGCAATAGTTGTATTCACTGTTGACAAAGTCAGAGATAGCTCAACTTGAACATCGCTGATCTCCATGTCAGACATTGCCAAGATACTGTTGCTGTGGCCCATAGGTGTCAAAGTGTTTGTGTAGGTCAAGCTGAAGTCCTCACAATCAAGCGCTGTTCTTCCAAGCTTGTCTCCGCTTGTTGCGTTTGTGAGTGAGCTAGGAGCGCTTGAAGATACCACAACATAAGCACCTCTAAATAAAGGAGCTGCGCCTGTGTTGTAGCTTGGCTCAACAGGACCGGTGGCACTTGCATGATCATCGGTGATGTATGCTGCTTGGAAAGTGAACTCAGCCATTAAGCGACCGTTATCAAGAGTGATGTTCAAGCTCTCCATCACACAGCCATATGCGTATGATAAGAAGTTGACACCTTCGATCTTGAATGAAACAGAGCTTTCATAGTCTCCGGTATTGGTTCGGCTTGGAGTGTACCAAGTTTGAAGGCCACGAACCGAAGTGTAAGAGCTTGAAGATAAAGCAGGTGAGATTGTCACGTCACTGCTTGCATCTGCATTATCTGTAATTGCAGAGTATTCAGCACGACCATTGATTGAAGTGCTGATCAAAGTTCCAATATCAGTGATGGCTGGAGCGCTTGTTGGTGTGTATGTGTTAGCGTCAACAGCTGTCACTGTGTCGCTCTGAACACTTGGAAGCTTGGTCTTGAAACCTGCACCTAATAGATAGCCAAGATAGTTTGCTGTGTAGTCATCATCAGCACTGCCAACAGTTGTCAGATCAACTCGACAAACGATTGAGCCTGTACGTCTTCTTACTCGACTTCCACCGCTCCAAACTGTGTCCGGCTCACTCGGTACATTATAAGAACCATCACGAGCATCATTTCGCTCTGAGACAATCGCTTCACCTGCAATCACAATCGGATCACGTTCGCAAGGGATTGAGATATAAGTAAGGCCCGAAGATGTAGGAAGGCCTGTTGATGCATCAAGTGAACCAAAGCTTGATTCAACTGCAATGCTTAGACTTCTGTGTGTCACTGCCATTTTAAGACTCCAAATAGAGAAGATCAAAAGGAAGAATCAAGAGATAAGCAAAGACTTCACCCCTATCATCAAGTATAGTTTCAAGTGTAGCTTGCAAAGGAATCAAGCTTATTATGCCTGTTGTTGCTAGTTGGTATTGTGGACCTTTAAGCTTGTCGATTAAGTCAGCAACATCTTCATTGATTTGTCGAGTCAAGAAGCCTGAGTCATGAGGGATGTCATATCTCACTCGGCATTGAATCCTTGACCGCTTTCGACCACTAAGACCGGCTTGACCATCATCAATGGCAAGGCCTTCAATGGCAAGCTCAAAGTACCTTGTTGAGTTAGGCCTATCTTCTAAGCTGGCAGTAAAGCCACCACCGCGATTGATTGCAACAAAGCCATGATGAGAATCTGTTTTTGGACTGATCGCTTCAATGGAGTTTTCCAGATATTCAAGCGCTGAGAAGATGCCTTGACTCATTGTAGTTTTCTCCTTAAATCAAACTCAACAGCGCGGACAAGAATATCAACTTCTTGATCTGTTAGTCCTATAAACTCACGATCCATGTTCACACTATACCCATAATTAGCCTGTTGAGTTAAGCCCAATTTAAACCCATTGACAGTCGCTTGCTTTACAACAAAGTTGTTCATCATATTTCCAGAAAGAACCAAATCAACTTCAGCGCTTTCTCCTGGTGTTCCACGTCTTCGACTTTCATGCTTATATTGTTTATAACCATTTTGATAAAAGACGCTTCGACCGGTTCGAGATAAACGACCGCCTTTTGGCTTGAGTCTAGCACCACGCTTTAAAACATATAAAGGCCTTGTTGAATAGCCTTTAAATTGATTACCTGTTGCATCAATGCCCTTGCTTGTCCTCATCTTAATTGATGCAAGAGTATTTGAAGCAAGGACTAAACTATCTCTTTGAGTCCAAAGCGATCTTGGAAGATTTAAATCAATTCTTGCTTGCATCAGTGTTTCATCCCTCTCTTTGGAGTGAAGAAAGAATCAGCTGATGTCTTTGAGTACCAGCGCCAAGAAGCACGAAAGTCGGAAGCGCTTCCACCTTTTCTTGGTAGGACTTCCTCACCACTGTCAACAACTCCATCACCATCCAAGTCAAGCGAGATAGTTGAGAGCGCTTTATCCATGAGTTCTTCACAACGTGTTCTCATTGCTTGAGCTGCGTCAAGTTGGAGAGCTTGTTCATAAACTCTTGCGGATGCACAATAAGCATGAGCAAGCTTGAAGCTTTCAGGATTAAAGACTTCATCTTCTGTGATGTCGTCTGCTGATAAAGCGTTTCTAATGGTCAAGATAATCTCGTCTAAGCTTGCCTTGATTTGTGGCTCAAAACTTGATTGTCGTCTTGGAACCATGTCCGCAAGATTAGCGAAAGTGTTGACCAATTCATCATGATCAAGACCGGTGTCAAAAGGTCTATTAGTGACCTTGATCAAGCCCTTCTCGCTTCGAGATTGATTCTGACTTCCCATGTCCGCTGTATAGCTGACAGTATAAGGATAATAGCCAGAAGTATCTGTGACTTGTGCTGTGGTCACTGTTCCATAATACATAGCGAATTGAAGACTTGCGCTTGTGCTTAGGTCGATCTCTCTTGGCAATGGTTCAGCCAAGATCGCTGTGGTGTCTACGATTCGAGTGACTTTTACAGCAAAGTGAGAATCACCATTGGTGATGATGAAGGCTTTGACTTGATCAGCCTGTAAAGCTGTTGCGCTTGCGCTTAGTGTCAATGTTCGTCTGTCATTGGCTAGCGCTGTGATTGATAAGTCAGACCGGCTTTGAGTGAGTGTGATGCTGACTTCAGCATCAGCGCCAAAGACTTCAAGAGTGACATCACCTGTGATTGGTGTTGGTGCGTTCCATTCGAAAAGCAAATTGTCGTTTGTTGCTACCTTGATCATGATCACCTCTTTGCTTTTGCGTTTGCTTTGGATATGTCGCTGGAACTTGCTTTGGTTAAATTGGCCGCTTCAATGAAGCCTTCACTGACAGGACTCCAACTATGCCGGCAGTTATAGCCACCGCCACTGATGAGAACGGACATACCTTGACCATTATTGAGTCTGTTCATCTGTTGTTTAGATACAACAAGATTGATCAGCTGTCGACAGAAGGGCCTTGTGATTCCATCTTTTGGGCCTGTGTATAAATAATAATCAAGACCAGCTGTTTCGGCTGCCACTGCTGTGATTCCCCGACCATATTGACTAATTCTTGTCTTGACCTCTGTGAGTTGTGTTCCTTCTGACCTTTTGAGCCTTGCTTCAAGATTGCTCATCACAATGCTTGGAGGAACATCAACCAATAAATCTCTTAGAGATTCATTTATGCTTGTTTTAAATGAAGGAAGAATCACTTCATCAAATACCGCTTGCGCTGTTGCAACTTGAATACTCTCAAGCTGTGGCGCTATTGAGTCAAACCCAAAGTTGGGCTGAACTGCTTTGAGCGCTGTTTCAACAGTTTGTTTGATAGCTTCTTGCTGTTCAATGAACTCATCAACTGCAAGCCCAAGTCCACCTTGTAAGATGAAATCAAGAAGCTGTTCATCAGTAAGATTTAGGAGAGTCAATGGATTGCTCGCTGTGATAGCGCTCTCCACTGTCTCCAATAGTTGTGCTCTTGCTGTCCTAAGTGTGGAAGCAAAAGACCTCTCCGCTGAAATCTCAGCTTTGAGTTGATCGCGTCTTGCTCTTGTTAATGTGGCCAACGGACCAGATTGACTCTTGGCCTGTCTAGTCAAGTCTTCAACTGCTAACTTATCAGCATCTTCCTTCTCCGCAAGGAGGATAGGTTGACCACAAGAACAAAACATATCTTAGAGACAATCAGTGATGATACGACCAAGAGTTGAATCAACAGCGTGGAAGGTGTTGACTTCTTCACCCCAAACATAACGGCGAGTCTTGTCTAGGCTGTCATACTGACCGCTTACCATATCGTTAAATGATAGGTTAAGAGCAGCAACAGGCATACCCTTCACATTACCGCTCTTTTGAACGATAGCATCAGAACCGCGAAGAATACCCATGAACAAGCTGTCACCTGTCCAAATATAAGACTCTGAGCTAGTAGCACCAGGAACAGCAGTGTCTTGACGAGCTTGGCCAACAAAGATGTTAGGGATACCAAGAACATCACGAAGAACAGCAAGAACAGCTTCATCGTTTAAGATGCGCTCACCGCTTGCGATACCATTGGCGCTAGTTCCAACATAACCACGAACTTCAGGATTACGCGCTAACTCGCGGAATAATTGACGACCAAAGATCAAGGTGTCTGGATTGATACCATGAGCAGCTTCAAATACAGTGTCCTTCAACTCATGAAGGTAGCTAAGAGCTTCCGCGCCAACAGCGTTGAACTTACCGCCGAACTCATTGGTCGCGCTGTCGTTGTTAAAGTTAGCTGTACCGAAAAGAAGATCAGCAGCACGCTTCTCGCGAGCAAGCTTCATAACGCGAGCAACCTTCTTTGCAATGCGAGCTTCTTCACTGCCGGGATATTGGCTGTCAAAGATGTCTTCCATTGCGATTGAATCGCTTGCGCTGTAGATCTTAGCTTTGAAAGTTTGGCTTGAACGATCGAAACCACCGATTGAAGCACGACTTGAACCGGGAGCGCGCTCAAGGTCAAGGCCTGCACCTGCGCCCATGAAATTACGAGTGTTTT